CCTTTGTATGGTTTAGGTTTTTGGTCTTTGGGGCCGTATGATTTCTTTGCTACACCCTTACGTTTCTTGTTGAGTGATAGTTTTGTAGTAATCCCCGCCTTTGCTTTAGCCATTAGTTTTTATTATTTACTGATAAGTTTATTATAATTTAATTCTATTACTTACATATAAATATAAAAAAAAGGGAAAAAATCAAATAATTTGACTTAATCCCTTAACAATAACTAAAATGGGAGTAAAAGTTAGTTATAAAGTTTGTTGTATGTATTTTTAAGATTTCTGGCAATATAAAAGAAACATTTACCACAACCAGGTTGTTTGTTTTGTTTGAATACCCTGTTATTAAAGTTGTAAATATAATTCATCTCATCTCTTGTTAGTCCATACTTGTCTAACATAGGTAATACTCTATCAAACTCTTCTTTGGTATATGGTCTTGTTTCCATAGTCATTTCTTTAGGTTGTTTGCAACTCTCACATACTGGTTTCTCAACACCGCCTGTACCTTCTAATTTAATCTTTTCCATTTATATAAGTTATCCACTTTTTATTTATCCACACCTTCATTTCTTTAATGGTGTTTCTTATTGAGTATTTTGGTATCTGTGTTTTCTTATGTATGGTCTCAATCTTTTTGTGTTCGAGATATAAGTTGAATAGACCATAATTATACCAAAAGTTTTTATTCTTATCAAGCTCCTCGTCTAATGTTTTTTTAACCCATTCCATACTTGGTGGTTCGATGTATTCTTCATCCTTTAGTTCATAGTTAGGGGTTAGTTCTTGGAACACATATTTCTTATAGGTTCTCTGGTATTTTGAGTTATTACTATAGAATTGATTTTTAACTACTCGTATAAAAAAGTATACCTTATCTTTTGGGGATAAGGCATTATACTTCTCGTTCTTAGTTAGGTTAATTAAAATGTCGTGCAGTAAGTCATCACACCTGTCGTCGTTTTTAGTAATCGTCTTAACTATTTCTCTGTATTGTTGGTATTGTTCGTCCATATAAGTTTGTCCCAACTACCCCTTGATATTACCTTCTGCATATAGTTTGGTGTTATGTTATATATTTTCATAATATCCCACGTACTCCATATACCTTTTCTGTAATTAGTGATGATTTTTCTTTTCTTATCATCGTTCAAGTCGTATTTGTTATCTTTCTTATAAATACCTTTGTTTTCGTTATTCTTCGCCTGACTAACACATCTTAAGTTTTCTATGGTATCATTCATTACATTCCTGTCTATGTGGTCTATGGTTTTATCACACTCACAATCGTTAAATGCTTCCCATACAAGACGTGCAAGTCTCTTGGTGTATTTCTTCTTGTTGGTAAAGATTGAGACCACCTGATACCCTCTAATATCACTTGATTTGGTTTTTAATACTCTCTCGTTGAGTACTCTTCTAATTCTCCCTAAATTAGAACATTCGTAGTTTGGATATGAAGGTACCACCTTCCATATTTCTTGTTCCATATTGTTATTTTAACTTACTTTTTAATTTCTCTAATACTTCGTCTAATTTTGGAATATCATACTCCATAGCTCGTATCCATAATTCATTCTGTATTATTAACCACTCTTCCATCGTTAGAGTTATTTGTTTCTTTTTTTCCATCTTATCTCTCGTTTAATGCTAAAGCGTGGTTGTAATACCACTCTTGACGGTTTATCACATATCGTTCTTCAAACTCAAGTCTCTCTGCCATATCCTTGGTTGATTGTGGAATGTCGTTTAAGATGTCCTCTACATTCCAATCTGTTTGTTGTAGGGTTTCCCCGCTGATTACTAGTGCCTTCATATTGATTATTTTATATTAACTCCATTTATTGTTAGATTACACCAGTACCCTTTTTGACTGAACTTATCAAGTTGATTAACACAACTCTTCATAAAGGAGATTGAGTTTAGGTTATCTCCTTGAGAGACCTTGTCGATGATTGATTGTACGATGTCCCCACCAAAGTAGTTAGCTAAGGTATCGTAGTACCCATTAAACATTTGTTCTTGTTTTGTCTTTGTAAGACGACCGATTGATTGATTTTTCATATTCTGTTTGTTTATATTATAAATATAGTCAAGGAACACTAAAAGTCAAGGAGGACACAAAAAAATATCTATTATTTTTCAGTATAACAATCGTGTGTAGTAAATTCTGCCATAGAAGCAATCCCTACGATTGAGTAGTAAGTTTTATCGTCACCAACCCAATCAACAAATGCGATATATTTGTCGTTAAAGTCAATATGTACTTGAGAACCGTTGTTGAGGTACCACTCAATAACTCCACCCATTTGGGTATCAATAGATTGTCCTAAAAATACTGATACTTGTGAAATCATCCACACATCTAAATTGTTTGTCTTTTTCATATTCTGTTTGTTTTATAATGTAAATATACGCCTGTTTTATCAAAAGTCAAGGACGACAGAAAAAAAAATAAAAAAAAGTTTTACTGCATAGCAGACATCATTTCTCCATCAGGAGAATTTCTATCTACCTTGGTGATGTGTAAGTTTTCGTACGTCTGTATTAGAACCTCTATACGGTCTTGATATTCGTGGAGGGGTAAAGAATATATATCTGTATTTTTAAGGTCTAATTTCATCTCTAAAGTGGTTAAAAAGATATGTCCTATAGTTGAACCATATTCACTATGAAGTTTCTTGTAGCTCTGTCTAACGAAATAATCGAAGTCATCTTGAGAAACAAACATATTGATAAGTTCTTTACCGATAGAATGAATAGGAAACTTGAAGGTATGGTTATCCTTTACGATTGACTCTAATAGTGGTTCTAATTTTGATACTGTATTCATAATATAATTAGGGGGTTAGGTAAAAAAAAATAACAGAATAGTTAAGATAAAGGACAATCAGCACACCTAAACCCCCTAATGTTTTTAGATAAATTCAAAGTCTATAACTTCGTTTTCATCATTTATTTTGAACTTAACCTTATTTGATGTAAGGCTAGTATTAAGTTGTTGTTCTACTTCCAATAATAGTAATTCATCGATACCTTCTAAACCTATATTGTAAAAATATTTTGTCGGCTTACCGTTAAATTTCTTTTCCAATTTAATCAATTCTATCGAAGTGATTTTTTTTGTGTGAGCTATTACCATAATAATAAATATCTATTTTGTATTAAAAGTCAAAGACTAGTCTTTAATAAAACCTACGAGTGGCATTTCAACCACTTCTGTTGGAAGTTCTTTTTCCATAATCTTATCCCTAACCTCTTGACGCATTACTTCTAACCAAATGGTATGTTGTTCCAATCGTTGAAGAGAGGTCATAGAACTCTCGTTACCTTTTTGCCATTCCTGTAGTTTCATAATCTATCTGTTTAATAATCTTTGAAATTCTAATTCAGCCGCATCTTGAGCTTCTTTTGAAAACATATCAAAGTCTTCTAATTTAGTTATTTTTATATTCTCTTCTAGTTTTATTATATTCTCTTCTTTTCTCTTCTCTTCTTTTCTTTTCTTTTCTCTTAGGGTTGTTTTATTTTTTAACGGGGGTTGTTCTTCTAAACAAGTGGGGTTGTTTTCTAATACAACGGGGGTTGTTTCAGTTGTTTTTTTCTTTGCATTTTTATTACCCACAGGTGCCCCACCTTTTGAACCATTCTCATAGTTACTCTTTGATGTCTCAAGGAAGTATAGTAAGTTATTAAATAACACCTTACATAGTTTGTTTTCTATGACTGGTGTTTCATTTGTTAGAAACCAGTTAAAAATGACTGAAGTTATTTCTAATCTCTCCTCGTTAGATAAGTCATCTAAATAAGATTGGATAAAAGATTTTGGTAATACCAAACCTCTCTCTTTGTTTTTGTTGTTTTCCATAATTTATAAAAAGACCCCGTGTGTTTCAATCGTGCTCATCACTTCACAATTTACTCTACAAGGGGTCAATAATTTCTTAATGTCCGTATTGTGATGAGGGACTACGAACAATAAATAGTTATAAAAATCAAAAAGGTCAAGCTAGACCCAAATCTTTTGGAGAAAAATAAAACTTGGTCTTATATGGCTCGAGGTTAACAGGTAGATTATACTTCTCACAAAACTGCTCGTGTATACTTCTACTCAAGTTATAACCTATACTCTGTAGGAATAAATAGGTACTCCTGAAATCATCCTCTCTAAGTCCAACTAAATTCATAGTAACTTCGGCATTATATTTTTCCCCAAAAGATTTAGGTTCCGATTTTACCCTTGAACTTATATTATTGATTTTACAACTCTTGCATCGTTTTTCATATCCGTCGATTAGGGCGTTGTTACGATAGAATTGATTGATAGGTTTTTTTATATCACAGGCAATACAAAGTCTGGTTTCGCTGATTTTAATATCCTTCATAGTTAGTCCTTCGTTTATACAAACTTTACACACTTTACGTCTAAAACCTTTTCTTCCATATATACTAAAAGACGTGATAAGTTTTTCTTTTTCACAAACCACACATACCATCGTTTTTTCGTTGTTATTCTCCATATAGTATAACTATACCAAAAAAGTAAAATAACTCAAGGAAGGGGTGTTTCTGTTCGTTTTAGACTACTTCCAACGTTGTCCTATACTCATCACATAAAAATCTTGATACATACTATAACAAAAGTTGGCTCTACCAATTCTATCTTTTTTTCGTTCTCTAACTTGAATATCATTCATACAACGAGACATAAAGTCATTCATCTTTTCTTTACCCTTAGGGGCATAAACAAATTTGGTTCTTGAGAATGATGCGGGTGACGGACTTACGACCCCACCTTGTTGTGCTTCTTCTTCAGCAGACATTTTGTCCCATTCAGTTTTGCAAATCGCATATGCCTGACCTTCAACATCGTATTCGTTAGCTATGGCACTTATACATTCACTAATGTATTCTTGTTCGTCTTGTCCTGAAGTTGGTTTTGGGATAGGCATATTAAATAGGTTTTTTTGATTTTGATTTTAGGGCTTTATTCTCTTCGTGTAGTATATCTATTTTAGTTTCCAAAGCTTGGATTTTAACATTCAAACTCTCAATCTCACTCTTAAGGTCTCTAATGATTTGAGCATATAAATTTACACTCAACTCCAAGTTCTTTAAGACAACAGAGTCAGTCTCAGCGTTAGTTCTTCTTTTACCAGCAAAAAATGCTGCCAGTCCTGTTATACCATTCGTTAAAAATAATAATATAGTTTCGTTCATAAGTTATATTTTACCAGTCCCCACAACAATCATATTCGTGTCCCCAATAAGCTTGGATGTTTCCGTTTAATACTCCTGGCATTTTTCTTAAACCAGGTGTAAAGAATATTCCACCAAAGTAGTTTTGTTTTGAGTTTGGCATACCATCCTTTGAAGTGAAGCTGAAGTACCAAGGGTAATCATTTGGATATGCTTGTATTCTATCCATCATCCTTTGTGCGTAGAAGTTATATCTACTCAACTCAATATCTCTTAAATAAGACATCCCTTTGATGTCTACAGAGTTCCCTTGCTCACTTGCACCCACCTGTATTCCCTTATTCATTTTTCTGCTCCATATTTCTGGCATTACCTCAAAATAGGCACGATGGATTAGATATGGTGCGATGTATTCGTTTAACATTATTTGGTCTGCTTGAGACATCGTACCACCTGATAGTTGAACTGACTTCACTAAGTTGGTATAATAGTCATATCCTTTGGTTCCTAGCAAATTTTGCAAACCGAGTTCCTGTGCCATAAATACCCCGCTGGTTAATAAACTTTCATCCGTGTTTTGATGAATTGTAGTAAACGCTTTTAGCTTTGTTTGACTCAAAAGTAGTACTGTGCTCATAGTTATATTCCTTGGATTTTATCAACTATTGCTTGGTTTTCTGTCGGCAATATTTGGTTTTGTTCTATCTGTAAGTTGATAGTTTGTTTATCTCTTAAAAAGATTAGTTTTTCAAATGTTTTTAACATAGACTCTTGGATGGGAATAATAACCGTTTGTAAAAATAGTTGGTAAGCGTCTAATAACTCTTCTCTGCCCCCAAGTTGCCCCGCCGTTTTTATACCCAAAATTTGGGGGCTGGTTATCCTAAACGCCGAGAGCACAGTTTGTTCTATCTGTGGAGCCATATTAGCGTACCAAGCATCACTTGCGTTATTTGGTATGGCGGTAATATCGGGTGCGCTCTCAGCATTCTCACTAAAAAATAGGAAAAATTTTCCTGCGTTATTCGTACTTGTATATTTCGCCTCGAGCTGCCTTTGTATCATCGTCATCTCTTCTTCATTAGGTGTTCCGTTCTTAAATGAAACAGCCATAGAAGGCATCATACTATTTTGTGTATTACAAAGATGGAAGTTCTTTATCTCAATATCTAATTGAATACTTGTTATTGCAGCAACCCAATCAGGAGCTGTATAATAATCCATACCAGGAATGTAAGATTTTACATACATAATCTGTGATGTAGTATCATCGGTCATATTGAATGCTGGTATTTCTATGGGCTTGAACTTTTGTGGGTTTACTTGAGTACCCTTCCAATCAACAGAATACCAATATGTTCCTGTGTTACCAAACATATCTTGTTTACCTGCTCTTAATCTTGAGAAGTCGGTATGGTAAAACTCTGCGATACCACCGTCATTAGATTTTACAATATTTAATGCATATCCGCCGAATAAAATTCTATCAGTAATACACTTCTCCATTACCTCATACACGGTCTCATTTCTATTAGCCATAGCAATAGCACCAGGGTTCCCTTCTTTAACAAGAAGGTTCTTACCTTTAACACCATAAATGATAGCGTTGATACAAGCTCTGTTAATTGAACTATATTGGTAAAGAGCTAATAAGTGATTTGGAAATAGGTTATCCTCACCATAAAAAATGTAAGGCTTGTTTTTCACTACTTCTTGATATTGAGGTACTGCCGCTGGCATACCGAACTCTTGAATGTGAATATTATTTTTTAATTTTGTATCGCTCATACTAATAAATATCTGTTTTTTCTATTTTATCCACATTAGTAGATTTGATTGATAGTTAATATGACTGCAGGTGAGTCAGGTATTGAACCACTCGCAGCTATGTTATCAATAGTTGTATTACTTGATGATGATTGAATACGAAGTTGTAAAGTCTCACCAGCAGTAAATGAATGAATTATTGACGACATAGAGGTTGCTTTACTATTAGAACCGATTGTTTGATGTGTAGCTGAATTAGCTATTTCTCCAACACCATCCTTAAACCAAAACGCAACATCTGCAGAACCTGAAGCTTGACTGAATTGATAAGAGGCTGTAATTAAAAATGTACCACCACTTGTAAAAGTTATTGTATTTGCACTTAATGAAATATCCAAAGACGATGACCCTGAAGTAGTTAAATTAACAGTAGTAGCAGTAGTTGCGGTTAAAGGTTGGTCTGTTAATCCATAAAATGTCGCATAAGCTCTTGGGATGAACTGGTCTCTCTCAATTTTGTAGGTACTACCATTCTCAACAACAGGTAATATTGTTGTTGATGTTGATGCGGTTAAACCCGTTAGGGCTGAAATAGGAATGTTTGCCATATTATATTAGTAT